ATTACTAGAATATATGTGGTATATATCCGACGGGCAACAAGCTCTTCGGAATACTATAGACGACTACTATACAATGGGTTTAGGTGCTATGATGGTATATATTGACCCTCTCAAGGATTTTGGTCGTGGTGAAGTCTGCATAAAAGACATAGACCCATTAGATGTTTATATTGACCCAAATGCTAGAGATAGACTGTGTGATGATGCAGAAAATGTTATTGTTAGTCGTTTATTTACCAAAGAGCAAGCTATGCGGATGTATCCGCAGTATGAGAATGCTATCAAAACTGCTCAGTCAGATTTACATTCAGATAGACCAACCACATCAAGGATAGATGATAAAGGGATAGTATTCCCAGAGGACACAGCTACAAAAACAGATATTAACTTTGGAGAGTCATCTGAATATATAAGAGGTTATGAGCGTTACTATAAGATTTGGGTAAAGAGATTCCATGTAAAGAATAACATAGATAAGCGTGAGGAAGTGTTCATTGAAGAAGAGATGGAGGAATACTTATCCAGAACTGCTGTAAAAATTAATGGTCAACCAATAACTGACCCAAAGAAAGCTGAAGGCATAATTGGTCAATTAACTCAACAGTACGACCAAGCTGTTCAAAAAGCAGAGATGGAAGATTTAGACCCACCTCAGTTTCCAAACATAGAACAGGTTACATTTGCAGACTTAGTAAAAGAAGGCTTAATTGAGACCGTGTCTGTTCCAGTACAAAGGGTTAAAATGTGCGTCATCATGGGGGACAAATACTTGTACTCCCGCATACTCCCTATGGAACATTATCCTGTCGTGTTGTTTATGAACATTCACACTAGAACACCCTACCCGGTTTCTGATGTTAGGATGGTTAAAGATATGCAAGAGTATATTAATAAGACACGGTCTTTGATTATAGCTCACGCTACTACATCCACGAATACAAAGATTTTAATACCGTCTGGTTCGGTAGATATGCAGGATTTTGAACAAAGATGGGCACAGCCCGGAGTTGCAATAGAAGTAGACATGGACGCTGGGACACCTCAACCTATACAACCTACACCATTACCTAATACATTATATCAGAACGAGCAAATAGCTAAGACTGATATTGACCATGCTTTAGGTTTATATGAGTTAATGCAGGGAAATGCTGAAGCCGCCCCTCATACATACAAGGCTACAATAGCACTTGATGAATTTGGTCAGAGAAAGATAAAGTCTAAATTGCAAGATATAGAAACAGGACTAGTAAGATTGGCTAAGGTTGCTATTCCTCTAATGCAACAACTATATCAAGCTGAAAAAGTCATTAGGTTATTACAGCCTAATAACAGTTTAACAGAGGTGGCTATAAATCAGAAATTGTACGACGACAAGACAGGAGAGATAGAGGTTGTAAATGATATCTCCAGAGGTGCTTTTGATGTTATTGTCGTTACAGGTTCTACATTACCAACTAATCGTTACGCACAGCTTGAGATGTATATGGATGCTTATGAAAAGGGTATTATTGACAAGAAAGAGGTCTTAAAGAAGACAGAAGTCTTTGATATGGAAGGTGTATTAGAAAGAACAGATTTAGTAGGACAATTACAAGGGCAACTTCAAGGAGCCCAAGAAGAAATTAAAAAGCTTAAGGGCGATATGCAGACTCGTGAAAGAGAAGTTTACCACGCTAAGCAAAGAGCTGAGCTTGAAAAGTTTAAGTCGGACCTCGATAAAACTTCTACCCAGACTAAGGGTGCAAGTAAATTATTCGAGAAACGTCTTGATGATGCCTTAGGACAAGTAAAGAGCGAAGTACGGTCCGCCGTAGCTCAAAGTAAACAACGAGATACCTCCAAGTCCTAATGGAGCTCTCATACAAGAAAAGGAGTGAATAATGGACGAAGCATTCGCACAGCCAGAAGCTGTAACCGAAACTCCACCAGTTGTTCCCCAACCGGAAGCATTGACACCTGAAAGTGCGTTTGACGCAACTCAGGATAAAGCTTCCCTCGTAGATGAATTTTTCCGTGCAAACAAGATGGATGAAACTCCGTCTGAAACTAAATTAGAGCCTTCTCCAGTAGAAGTAACCCCTGAGGAAGTTGCGGCAGAACCTGCGGTTGATAACGATGTCAAGCGGTATCAATACTGGCAAAGTGAGGCAGACAAAGCTAGGAATGAAAATGCTGAGTTAAAACAAGCATTGAGTTCTAAAGTAGAAGCTCCTCAGCCAGAACCCGTAAATCAAGTAGAAGAGCAAATCTTCCCAGACCCCCCAGCTAAACCCTCTAAACCGAGGAACTTTAGCAGAGGTGATGTGATGGATGACCCGCAATCAGATTCAGCAGTCTATATGGACGAAGTGGATAATTGGCGTGACGATATGGATGAATACAACCGATTACATTCACAGTTTACTCAAGCAGTAGTGCAAGAGGAACGAGAGAAGCTGAACGATGAAAGACAGGAAATTCAACGCAATATAATTGAAAAAGAGAAGTATGAAACAAATATGTCTCAAATGGGACAACATTTACAGAAACAATACAATGCGTCTCCTGAAGAGATAAAACAGTTTGTTAATGTAATGGATGACCCTAAGAACATAACTGTTGACAACTTATTTCAATTATATAGGATGCAGAGTGGTGGTAACCAAGACGGTATACCAAACCCACCAATAGTACAAACTGCACCTAGCGATAACTTTGAACAGAGAAAAAGAGCCCAACAGGTACCATCTCCAATGGGAGTAGTATCGGGTACTACCTCTGCTCAAACTAGTGGAAGTGACTCAATATTTGATTCTATGGTTTCAGACTATAAGAATAGAAATCCTTTCGAATAGGGTTTCGACAAATAAGGAGTTAACTAATGGCAAACGCTTTTAGTAACAGTACTGGTGTATCCCCGCAAGGGATTAGCATCAATGACTCACGCCGAATATATAACTTTGGCGAGAGAGTTTCGGAGCTTGCTCCGCAACAGTCTCCGTTTTTTGTCTATCTTAGTAAAGTTGCGAAGGAGTCTACTGATGACCCCGTTTTCAAATTCTTGGAACAACGTCATCAATGGCAACGACGCAATTTTAGTGTTAAGACAGATGGAGCCGCAAAGTCTGCGGGAGACGCAGTTACCTATACTTGTATATGTGATTACGACAAATATGGTAACGACTTAACCGCTGGCGGTGGAGTATTAACAGCCGCACCACAGTTTTTACTTGTTGGACAAGTAGTAAGGATAGGGCAAAAAGCTCTTAAAATTACTGCTGTTACAGCGGGTGATGGTGTAGCCGCTACTTATGCTGGTGCCACAGCCGCAACTTACACAGATATTACTTGCTCAGCTCTAGAAGCTATTGCAGAAACTGATATCGAAGTAGGTACCGCAGGTCAGGTTATCGGTAGTGCATGGGGCGAAGGTAGTACTGACCCCGAAGGTTGGAAAGACGAACTGTATTCTAGAGAAGGATACTGTCAGATTTTTAAGACAGCAATCCAGTTGTTCTCTGGTACAGCTTTGGCTACCCGCTACAGAGGTAGACCTGATGAGTACCGCCGTGTATGGGCTGACAAGCTGATGGAACACAAGATGGACATTGAGCACGCTATGCTTTTTGGAATCGGTGCTTCTAATGCTGAAGATGCTGGAGACGCTCCCGTGAGATACACTCATGGACTAGTCCCTTATACAGAAGCTAATGGTAAGATTATGAATTTCTCTTACGGTACTTCAACTTATGATACTTTTATCGACCACATGGAGTCATTTTTTGCTCCTGAGAGCGGTAATAGTGGAGATAAGTTGGTCTTGGCTTCTCGTAAGGTTCTTGCATGGTTGCAGAAGTTAAGTGGTGACGGTTTCTTGAAGAATACCGTTACAGCCGCTAGTTACAGAATGGATGTTCAGAACATTAAAGGTTCCTTTGGTCACGCAGTGACTAAGGTTAATACCATTTTTGGTAACCTTCACTTTGTTGCTGAGCCTCTTTTCCGTAACCAAGACGAGAATATTGCTTTGGCAGTAGACTTGGCAAACGTCAAGTATCGTCCATTGGTTGGTAATGGTGTGTCAAGAGACACTCACATTATGACTAATGTTCAGAATAATAATGTTGATGGACGGAAAGACATGATTCTAACCGAAGGTGGTTTAGAAATCAGTTTACCTGAAACTCACGCTATTATGAAGTGGGCGGCTTAACACAAGTTAAGTATATTATGGGGGCTCTTTTTGAGCCCCCATATAATGGGATAATACTATGGCATTAGACGCAAGGGTAAAGAAATATGCAGGTGATAATGCTGGCTTAACTTCTGTCAGTATGTTAGACGCATTAACTCAAGGAGTAGATTATACTCTTAGTATAGTAAGGAGTGTAGCTCCACAGACTTTACCATTATTTGGTAGAAAAGTTTCTATAACGTCAGCCTTGTATTCTGGCTATGTTTCTGGTATTAGTATAGCAAGTGCTGGTAGTGGATACAGTGGGTCATCTACTCTTGTATTTTCAGGAGGAGGTGGTACTGGTGCAGAAGCTTGGATGACTCTTTCAAGTGCAAATGGTAATGTAATTACTGCTGTTGGGCTTGGAACGAGCAATGCTTACGCTACCAGTAGAACTGGTTCAGGTTATACAAGTGTCCCTACGGTAACAGTAGCAAATGGAGGTAGTGGAAGTGGTGCTACTTTTCTTGTAACTGCTGTTATAAAAGATGGAATGGATTTAGGTGAATTAAACATTTTTGACGTATTAAAAGTAGAAAGAAATGGCTATATAGCTGAACCATCATCTGCTGATAATAGATACAAAGTATCTGATACAAAAAGCATTTATAGGGCTTTATCTGTTAGCCCTGTTTATATAACAGATTTTGAAGGAATTTTAAGAGTCTATCCAGATTTAACAGATTCTGAAAATGGTACTATATATTGTATATCATCAGGAGCTGGTAAAACGATTGATATAACTGCGTCAGATGAGACTATAAAGGATGATGATTTAATATTCGGAACAACTACTTCTGTGGGAGAAGAGAACTTCCCATCAGTATGGAAAGAACTTGTTGTTCTACACGCATCTGAGTTATTACTTATTGAAAGGCTAGGTCTATTTAGGTTAAAACTGCCTACGGATTTAGATACCGATACTACCCTGTTTGATGCTCTAGCCGATATAGATTTAACTCCACACGGTGTAACATTCCCTCTAGCAGAGGTTAATGACGCCTTAACAAAAGCACAAAATCTTATAGATGGAACCAGTATGGGTGATGATAGCACCACTGCTGAAAGTGCTCAGTATTGGTTACTAGATGAAGATGAAGATATGGTTGGGGCAACATTAAGCGTAGCCGCACAAGAATTAGGAAGAGCTAATAGTATCTTGGGAAGATTTACCACAGAGTTGTCATCAAGTACTTCTGACTTAGGTTTAAAAGAAAAAGAATTTCAAATTAATTTACAGAAGAAAATGGCTCTGTATGATAAGATTATAGGGAAATTAACTACCGATTACCAATGGGTTACTCAACAATTACAATTATTAGCATCTAAGAAACAAGAGTTTATACAATCTTCTAAATCAGCAAGTATGGGTGAGAATCCTGCGGAGAAGTCTATATGAAATTACAAGAGATGGTAGAACGAGTACAGCAACATCATCCAGATATGGGAATTACTGAGATAGTTAGGTCCTTAAATGATGCTATGAATGATATGGGTTTTAAAACAGATATTATTGAATCTGCTGACCAGTTTGAAACTATTAAAGACCAAAGAGTCTACAAATTAAAGAAGCATATAATAAAGATAAAAGCTGTAGATTACGATGGTAAAACAATTAAGAAATTACTTGGTAGACCTCTTGAGAGGGATTTAACATAGTGGAAAGAAAAAGTTTAAGTATTAGTCAATGGATATGGTGGGTGGAACGAGACGCTGTTTTGATAGCATACTATGATAATTCTCTCGATAAAATTACATCGCCTTCATCAGTAAAGACGATAACCTTATTCTATATACAACGACCTGATAAATTTTTAATAACAGGTGAAACTCCAGAACGAGATGGTTTTGTCGCTGAAGATTCATATTTAGGTGTTGCCTTAAGTAATGCTACCCCTCCTCTAATGCTAGAGGCTAATGTGTTATCTCAGGAATCTGAGATACCAGAACAATTTCACGAAGCCCTAGTTTCAAGGGTTATAGGCAATGGATATGAGAGACGAGTAGAGACAATTCAATTAGCAACTTATTTCTTAGGAAAGTATGAACTCGGTGTAAAAGAGTGTAAGAAGTATTCTTATAGAGGAAGAGATGGTTCTCCAATCGCAATTAGGGCAATGGATTTTTAATGGCTACAGGTGACGGAATAGGAAATCTTAGTTTTAATAATGTAAATTGGTACTTTGACCAACTTGGAGTAGCCTTTGATAACACCTTGATAATGTTATTTACCAAGGTTTCAAAGGGGATTCCAATAAGTTCTGTAAGAGTCATATTTCCAAGTGTCCCTATAATGAATAGGGTATCTGCACCAGCAACACCAACATATACGAGGGTATAATAATGGCAGGAACATTAAGTAGTCCGAATAAGATAAAGGACGTATATACAAAATTAGTCTGGTATAATGTATCAGACAGTAAATTTTACAGAGACAATGGAACGATAGACGTAGAAGTACCTGTCGGTTCTTCCCTTGTTACTGGCAATCTTTTGAAGCATCAAACCTCTGGAACTGTGAGTTCTGGTGATTTGTTTCAAATATTAAATAACAGCACAGAAGTGTTCTCTGTAGACTATCAGGGAGCAGTGCATCTTAAACCAATGACCTCAGCACCAACAGACAATTCTGAAGGAACTATATATTATAATAGTTCAACAGACAATTTGATGGTCTCTGTGGAAGAATAGGAGAATAAGGCTATGGCAAAAGTCTGGAAAAAACTCCAGAGAGCAGATAGTGACTATACAGGCAACGTTACCGGAACGGTAGATGATGTAGCTGTAGCCACTATTAAATCTGGGGCATCGGCTGGAACAACAGCAAAAGGTGTTACCGATACGGCATTCACAAGTAATGTTTTAAATGTCGCTAATGCTAACGCCGCATTAAAAAACTCAAACGTAGATGCGGACCACGTAGGATTGGGTAACGTAACCAATGAATCTAAAGCGACTATGTTTACTAGTCCGGCACTAACAGGAACACCTACAGGTATTACTGCAACACACGTAAGTCTAGGGAATGTCGCTAATGAAAGTCCATCTACTCTAAAGAGTACGATGTCTTTGAATAATGTGGCTAATGAAACAAGAGCTACCATTTTAGCTGGTAACTTAACAGGAACAGTAGGTGGGACCGCTAATGCTACAGTAATAAGTGGAGCCGCTTCGGGGGCAACAGCTAACCAAGATACTAGTAATACTATCCGAGCTGGAAACATAACTGGTACAATAGATGGTACAGCAGTAGCAACGATTAAATCAGGTTCTGCTAAAGGTGCTACTTCACCTGTTACATTTAGACAGGATGCAATACCAACAGCATTAAACGCTGGTGATATGTGGTTTGATACTGATGACGGTAATAAGCAATACCGAGCTACCGCAACTGGAAATACTACAATTAGTGCAACTACTTGGGTTGCTGTAACTGCTAGTAAAGGTGCAATCGGTCTTGGAAGTGTTAGTAATATCACTTCTTCAGCTATGATGGCATTAAACCTTACTGGTACCATTGGTGGAACAGCCAATGCTACTGTAAGAAGTGGAGCCGCTTCAGGTGCAACAGCGAATCAGGATTCTACTTCTAGTATTTTAGGTGGAACTTTAACAGGTAATGTTACAGGAACAGTCGGTGGTACAGCAGTAGCGACAATTAAGTCAGGTGCCGCTTCAGGTGCTACCGCAAACCAAGACACTACAAGTAGTATATTAGGTAGTACTCATACAGGAGCTGTGAGTGGTAACCATACAGGTACTATAGGTGGAGTAGCGAATGCAACTGTTAGAAGTGGTGCGGCTTCTGGAGCGACAGCAAATCAGGACAGTACTTCTACTATCTTAGGTGGAACTCTAACGGGCAATGTTTCAGGGACAGTTGGTGGAACAGCAGTAGCTACTATTAAATCTGGAGCCGCTTCTGGTGCTACAGCTAATCAGGACAGTACTTCTGCTATAAGAACTGGTACTACAAAAGCCAATGTTGGTCTTACCAATGTTATCGACCAAGCAATTACTGTTGTAAGTAGTAAACTCAAATTTGGGTCTACTACCCAAACGCTTGATGCTGACAAAGTTGGTGGTTCAACTCTAGCGGAAACAAAAGCCGCCGCAGTATCAACTGCTGAAACAAACATTATCGGTGGTGCACCGGGAGCATTGCAAACGCTAGATGCGTTAGCCGCCGCTCTTGGAGACGATGCTAGTTTTAATAGTACAATTACTACATCAATCGCAACCAAAGGTAAAGCACCAATGACTCTAACAGCAGAAGATGTTGATGGAGACGCAACTTACACTAATGACCCCGCAAGTGAAGCTATTGGACAAATCGGCGTTTATTCTGGTCAATCATACGCAGTGATGGATATTTAATGGCTAAGGTTAAACAATCTTTCAAACTTAGCGACCTATCTTGCTCTATCCCCGATAGTGGACAATACGAACTGAAAAGTATTGGCACCTCGGGGAAAGAGTACTTAGGACTTCCACCGTATGACTATTCTGGACTAAAAACTTCTTTGGTAGCAAAGGGTTATAAACCAGAACAATACGATTACATAGCGTGTACTAATGCTGGTAAAGTATTGTATGGTGGTCGCAGGGTTTGGCTGATGCAGAAGGATATGGGACTTGACCAGAGTACAATGGTTGAGTGCGAAATCTGGACACAACGAGAGTTTATGTTAGACTTAAGAGCGAAGATGGGCATAACAGACAGTATGGTCTCTCAAAAAGACAAAGATGGGAATTGGGTGGAACCCGTAAGTAAATCAACAGCATCACTTTCGGTTGCTGATGTTAAGGGTTATCCAAATCTTAAGGCATATCATAAAAAGAAAGCTGATATATCCGGCTATCCGTATGACTACGAAGATGCAGATGGTAGTGTAGTAGATGCTGGAAAAACTTAATGGGATTTTGGGAAGGTGTGAAACTTGAGAAAGGAAAGTTTCCAAAACCTGAACCTAAGGAACCAAATGAAGTAGTCATTGATTTACAGAAACAACTGTCTCGGTTAACTTATAGTGATGTAGAGTATCTCTATAAGACATTACTTGATAAACAATTCAGGGGCAGAGAGATAGAAGAAGCAACAGCTTTGTTGTTAAAGTTGAGATTTATTAAGAATCAAATAAAGGAGGAGGTTTAGGGTGAGGTTAAAACAGGTTAAATGCACGACACAGGAACTACAAGCTGTCTGTAATTTACTAGAGAAAGTAAATGTTGGAGTAAAGGACGGAATGTGGGTTTATGAAATGTATAAAAAATTCGATAAAGCTTTCATTGAGGCGGCTGAAGCAGACCCTGAATGGATTGAAGCGGAAGAATCTATAGTAGTTCAAGATGGCTAAAGTTTGGAAAAAACTACAACGAGCTGATTCAGCTTTTACTGGAGATGTTACAGGTACTATTAATGGTGCCGCCGCATCTGCGGTTAAAAGTGGTTCTGCGTTAGGAACTTCATCAAATCAGGATTCTACTTCTACTATAAGGAGTGGGACTACTAAGGCTGATGTAGGTCTTAGTAATGTAGCTGATGAATCACGTGCTACTATTCTTGCAGGTACTTTTACTGGAGATGTTGGAGGCACAAGTGCGGCTGACATTAGAACTAAGGCAATAGCTGGTTCTGCGGCTAAAGATGCTGTCGATGGTAACGCAAGTGTTACTATGGTTGGTGGAAGTATCAATATAGGCAGTGGTGAATGGACAGTAGATAGTAGTGGTAATCAGATAACAAAGGGTACTATCACCATTAATAAGGATAGTGGTGGTGATGCTGGATTAACTCTTGATAGTGGTAGTTCTGGTGATATGCAAATAATGATGCAAGGAGCAAATCCTGCTATTGATTTGGGTGGTACAGCTCCATTAGGAACTTCAACTATAACTATTAGAAGGGCTGGAACTGGTAACCAAGCTAGAGTATTTTTCAGAAATGGTACCACAGCTATAGGATGTATAGGTTTTGCTAATCAACCATCTGCTCATAATGACCAGTTTGCAATACATACTAACGCTATTTATGATAGTTCATCTCCTTATGAGATTAGAAACTTCACTATGGATGCTGATAATAAGATTGGCTTTTATGCGAATGATAAAACATTTGCTGGTGTTACAATAGATACTGATGGTACTAATAAAGGTTTATATGTTGCGTCTGGTGGAATAAAGATAGATGGAGGTTCTGCAAATTGGAATGCAACTACTCCGGGAACGAATGCAGGTGGTATTCACCTTGACCCGGGTGTAGCCACAGACCATTTTGGGAGTGCTATTACATTTGGAGCAAGTGATTCAGGAAATGGAGAAACTGCTCAAGCTGGAATTTATACAGTATCCGATAGTGGTTATGGTACTAAAATGTATCTTGCAACTACTGGTAGTTATAGTTCTGGTTCTATGACTGCTCTAACTCTTTCTTCTGACCAAAGTGCCACATTTGCTGGAACAATAGGTTCAGGTGCTATTACATCTACTGCTGGGATTTCAGGAACTACTGGTACATTTAGTAGTACAGGACAGTTTGGTAACAATCTTACTATAACAGGTGGTGTACTTCTTTGTGAAAATGCGTCTCCAATTAAGGCGAAAAATACATCGGGGACTTATAAACAAGTAATTGGAATTAACAGTAGTGATTTAGTAGAAATTGATGGTAATGCTCTTGGTGCCACATTTGCTGGGGATATGGATGTTAATGCTAATTGCAAAGTAGTTGGTGGACTCGGTATTGGGACTGCTAATACCAATGCTGGTCATTTAGTAGTCAAGAATAGTGTTTCAGCCGGTGAAATATTGATAGGTTCAGATGATAAACCTGTTAAGGGTGGATGGCATAGTGCTACTAAAATATTTATTACTCCAGCAGATTTTATAGTAAATGATGATAACAGTTATTACAATGTAGCACTATTAGATAATGGTGGTGAATTAAAGGCTATGACATCAGCTTTAGAGGCTTATTGTAACTTTACAATTCCAGATGGGTATAAAGCAGTAAGTTTTAGACTTAATGGTACAGGAAGTGTAGGTATTGGGGCTTTTTATAGTGATGTAACTACTGCTACATCTACTAGTTGTCAACCACCATCGTCTATTTATACAAATATAGAATACGATTTTTATTCTTCAGCAGTAGTATCAAC